TATCCCTCCAGCAGAGGCTCTTGTCAAGGCAACGGGGCAACTCTGTTACCTGTCCTTCGGTGAGAGGCGGACCAAGAATCCAGAACGGGCGAAATATTTCCGGAACATTTTGGACTCCGGGCATGGGTCCGTCATGGAGCATCCCAACTTTTCATTCCTCTTCTACGGCATCAGCCGGAGCTTGACTCATGAGTTGGTGAGACATCGGGCGGGGTTTGCTTTCTCTCAGGTTTCTCAACGATACGTTGATGGGACCAAGCTCCGATTTGTCCAGCGTCCGGAGTTCCTCCTGAGTGATGGACTAGATACCCGGTTCAAGAAGAGGATCAATGAAGCAAGGGATGAGTACTCCGAAGTTGCCCAAGAGTTCCTCCCCATTCTCAAGCAACTCAATCCGGAAGCGGCGGGGATGTCAAAGACGGATGTGAGGAAAGCTCTCAACCAAGTTGCAAGGGCGGTCCTCCCCAATGAGACAGAGGCTCCGATTGCGGTAACGGCAAACATTCGAGCATGGCGGCATTTCTTCAACATGAGGGGCTCCCTCTTTGCAGAACCTGAAATCCGGAGGCTCACTGTCCGCCTCTTCCGTTGTATGTATCCTCTCTGCCCGGAACTCCTGCCGGACATCCAAGTCCATGAAACCGGGGATTTTAGAGGGGAGTACTTGATCGTTGGACATCCTAAGGTCTGAATAGTACTTCCATCTCTCTGAGTACTATGGCCCGGAGGGGCTTGCACTCCTCCGGGTCTTTTGTGATATTATCCGGATAAGCAGTAGGAGGAGAACTTTTGGCGCAACTGAGGCAACATGGACAGACCGATTGGCAGATTGTCAGCAAGCAGCGGAGGAACCGCTCTATTGATGAATCATGCAATTGGTTGTACCTCAAAAACGGCATGTACACTTTGTCCACAGGTTAAAGACTGAAGAGACCCTCCGCTCCTATACATTCCCCAAGCTCAATCACTACATCCCCAAAATCCCAACTCCTCGGCAAGGTATCTTTCTCAACCTTGATTGCATGGAAGCCTTCTATGGGGGAGCGGCGGCAGGAGGAAAAACAGAAGCCATTCTAATGGCGGCTCTTCAGTATGTCCACGTCCCGGACTACTCTGCCCTCATCCTCCGAAGAACCTACCCTCAGCTAAACATGCCCAACTCTATCCTTGATAGAGCACACAACTGGCTGAGGGGGACGGATGCCCACTGGAACAATGAGGCCCACAGATATGAATTTCCCTCCGGAGCCAAACTCGTTTTTGGATACCTCCAACATGAGAAGGACAAGTACAACTATGATGGCCCGGAGTTCCAGTACATTGCTTTTGATGAGTTGACTCAGTTCCTAGAGTCTCAGTACACATTCCTCTTTGGACGGCTCCGGAGGCTCAAGGGATTCCCCGTTCCTCTCCGGATGCGGGCGGCAAGCAATCCGGGCGGCATTGGACATCAATGGGTTAAAGACCGCTTCATTACTAATCCTCCTCCTAAGAGAGCTTTCATCCCTGCAAAGCTTGAGGACAATCCCCATGCCGATATTGAGTCTTACAGGGAGGCTCTGTCCAACCTTGACCCGATCACAAGGAAGCAAAGGGAGGATGGAGACTGGGACATCGTTCCGGACGGAGCAGTCTTCAAGCGGGAATGGTTCCGAGAGTGGGCGGACTTTGTTCCTCCTCTTGTGGAGAGAGTCAGATTCTGGGACTGTGCTGCAACTAAGGGAGGCGGGGATTGGACTGTAGGAGCTTTGATTGCCAAGGACATCAAGACTGGAAGGTACTTCGTTGAGGATGTTCGGAGAGATCAACTAGACCCGGAAGGGGTTGAGAATATGGTTTGGTCTACGGCATCAGCGGACGGTAGAAACGTCCGGGTTCGGATGGAGCAAGAACCCGGCTCCTCCGGCAAGACAGTTATTTCCTCCTATAGAAAAGTCTTGAAGGGGTACAATTTCAAAGGCATTCCAGCAAGCGGACCCAAAGCGGGAAGGTGGAATCCTTTTGCAAGAGCTTGTGAGAAGGGGCAAGTGACTGTCTGCAATGCCCCATGGAATGCTCATTGGCTGAGTGAACTTTTGCTAGTACCTGAGGCGGACCATGATGACCAAGCGGATGCAACAAGCGGCTCCTATAATACTTTTGTCATGGAGCCGAAGATCCCAATTGGAATTTCGTTTATCGGTTGAGAGGAGAGAAGGGAAAGGCCATTGAAACTTGAACATACATACGAACCAAGCCAACCACGGAGAGCCTCCTCCGGTAATGTCTCTCTTACTCAGGTTGACTCTCTCATCTATGACACCGGCAAGGGGAAAGCCGATATCTACCCAATGATAAAGGGGTTGGCAAAGAAGTTGTTCAAAGGGGATGTTGGGTCCATCACTTTTCAAGATCTGATTGGCGCAGGACTGAAAGGGTTTTCTGAGGCTCTCAGTAAATGGAGGAGGAATGAAGGAACAAAGCTCACAACCTTTGCCTACCCAAGGATAAAAGGAGAGATGCTTGACCTCTTGGCAAGAGAGGCAAACTATGAGAAGAGGCATGAAGTTGTTGACCCCTCCCGCTTCTTCTCACTCCAAGCTCCGGATCACTTTGAGGAACAGACTTCCAATCATCTATTGTTCCTCCGGATAATTAGCTACATGGAAGAGGAACTCTCGGACGAGCAGAAACTCTGCCTTGTCCGATTCTACCTTGAAGATGTTCCAGAGAGGCTTATTGCCGAGGAGTTGGGCTGTACTCAAGGAGAGGTAACAAAGACAAGGAAGGAGGCATTGGCTTTTCTACAAGATAGGTTCTCTCGGTATGCTCCTCCGGGAGCCGGAGATTGGATCTCAGGTTGAGCCGATGATAACAGCATGGGCATTTTGAACGCAGTTGGAGACTTTTTCACAACCAAACAGACCGGGCAGTCCACACAGATCATCTCGGCTTTGTTGGCCCAAAAGTTTTCCGGATTCGGGCAGTTCTTCAAAGACGGGCTCTCCTATGAGCAAGCAGCAAAGCATGGGTATAAAGCCTCTGTTTGGGTTTACCGCTGCATCAACGCGATTGGAGAGGCAGTTGGCTCCGTCCCTTGGGTAGTGTACAGGCAGGGAGAAGATGGAACCATGACTCCTCTGCCGGGTCATCCTTTGGAGGAACTCCTTTCCCGTCCCAATCCATTCACGGATAGAAAGCAGTGGTTCCAAACTTGGGCAAACCATCTGTTCCTGTCCGGGGATGATTACTGGGAGATCGTCCACAACAAAGAGACCGGGCAACCCCATCACATGTACTCTGTCCGTCCGGACATGATGAAGCCCATTCCTCATCCCAAGCTTTACCTCTCCGGGTATCGGTTCCAGTATGAGGGGAAGAAGGTCATATTCAAGCCGGAGCAAATCGTCCATTGGAAATTCGTTGACCCGTTGGACCCCTATACCGGCATGAGTCCGTTGACCTCCGCTGCAAGGACTCTTGAAACGGAAAATGCAGCGATCAACTGGAACCGGACAATATTCGACAACTCCGCTGTCCCCAACGGAGTCCTCACAATTCCAGCGGATACCCTTGAGCAGGAGGAGCAACAAGACCTCAAGAAAACAATTGAGGAGGAGTTCACCAAAACCAATCTTCACAGGACTATGGTGCTATGGGGCGGCATGGAGTGGAAGCAACTCTCCTTGTCTCAGAAGGATCTCGATTTCTTGGAGCAAAGAAGAATCAACAAGTATGAAATCTGCGCCGTCCATGGAGTTCCTCCTCAAGTTGTTGGAGCACAACCGGATGCAAAGTACAACAACTTCGGCATTGCTCGTCTGAGTTTCTGGGAGGATACCATCATCGGTCTTCTTGATTGGGTCAAGATGAAACTCAATTCCTCCCTTGCTCCCATGTGGGGTCCGGACATTCGCGTTGGTTATGACCTCTCGGAAGTTCCTGCCATGCGGGAAGCCTTCAAGATGAAGATTGAGATGGGAGAGAAACTTGCCAAGATGTTTTGGCCCATCAATGCTATCAATACCCGGTTGGGTCTTGGCATGGAGGAAGTCCCATGGGGAGACGTTGCATGGGCTCCGGCATCCTTGACTCCTCTTGGAGAAATTCCTCTTGATGATGAAGTTGTGAATGATCCAACTGAGGAAGAGGAGGAAGAGGAGGAAGAGGAGGAAGAGACTGAGACCGTTGAGGATGCTGATGAGGGAGAGGAAGAAGAGGAAGAGGAATAAGAATTGACAATCTTTTGGCGGCTCCTCAGCGGCAGTATCCCTGAGTGAGCAAAGAGGGGGCTGAGAGCCTCCCGGACTTTCCCAAAGGGGAGAGAGCCCATCCGGGAGGCGCAAGCCCTCACAGAGGCTCCGATTGCATACACTACCAAAAGTTATCCGGATAGCAGAGGCAAAGCCTTCTGTGAGATTCTTTGTGGAAAATCTGTTCAAAGGTTTGCCCTTGGATATGCCGGAGGAAATCTCTTCCTATAAGATCGGATACTTGATGGAGGTCAAGTCTCTCGATTCAGACCGGAGGAAGTTTGAAAAGATATGGGCTAAGAAATTTGGGGATGTCTTTAGGGCAGCGGCTTCCAAGGCGGCAAAAGCATTCAGGGATTCAGGAGGAGATGTTCATGCCGTTGACAGAGTGATTGAGGATTTTCTCATCCCTCAGTACCATCCCCAATATTCCATCATGCTCTATGATGTTGAACGGCATTTTGTAAAGAGAGCCGGACGGCAACTCAAAGACCCCTTTGATGAGGTTGACCCATTTGATTTAGTTGTCCTCCAAGACTGGAATAGAACCCACACTGCAACTCACATCACAAGAGTAAATCAATCAACCAAGACCATGGTCCGGAGAATAGTTGACCGGGCAAACAGGGATGGAGTTTCCCTCTTTGATACAGCAAGCATGTTGGAGCAGGGATACCCATTCAGCCGGAGGAGGGCAAAGCTCATTGCCCGGACTGAAGTAAACTCCTCTTCCAATGCAGCAACTCATTTCAGCATAGGAGGAAATGTTCAACCACAAGCCAACCTCCGGAAGATTTGGGACGCCACATTTGATGGCCGGACTAGAGACACTCACAAGAGAGCAGACGGG